CACTGGTGCTTGGCTCGTCTGTGGGATCGATTGGACGGTAGCGTCCTGCATAACTCATCTCCTTTTGTAGAGCTTCTAATGTTCGATACAGATATGGGGTTAAATCCAATCTTGGATCCGCAGCCATCGGAAGATCCGGTGCTTGCGGGTGAGGAGTCTGCATCATGCCCCCCACTAAGCGAGCAAATTGAGAGTAAGCACCCTGCAATTCATTCACCATCCTGAATGGGAACCCAGATAACATCTCGGCCCGTTCCTCATCCGTCTTAGACGGGAAGAGGTATTTCAGTGCTTCAATGCTATCAACACCTAACTCCTGGAGGTTTCGTACCACGATGGAGTTGTTGAGGATGTCTTGGGTGGAATCCTCATAAACAGGACCCATCCAACGCCACAAGATAGTTAGATCACCGTCTGGAATAAGACCAATAACCTTAGGTGGAATTTGTTGGGTTTCCACACAAGCCATCATAAGTTGTTTGAGTTGGTCATTGTATTGCTTCATTGCTTCTTCATATGCCATCTCTTCTTCCGGGGAAGCACCGTCAGGTAGATCCACGGGCTTCTCTAATCCTGCTGCCATCGCAAGCGTGGTCTTAAAGAGCTGTTCTTCTTGGTAAACAATCAACTCAAGACAACGACAAATGCCATGGGTGTAAATAGAGTTTGCTTTTTTCTTGGATGTAGCAGCTACGCGACCAAACAGTGATTTGTACTCAGTTGCTGTTACGCCTGCAGAGATGGACAATTCATCAACGCCACCAAGTGCTGTACGGATTTCTTCTCGATACTGCCGTGCAAATGCGTTTTGGTCACCAGTGATTGCATCGGGAACAATGTAACCAACACGGTCGTTTGGTTCCAGGTTTGCAATAACTCTTGGCACACGGATCTGACCATCAACACCACGGCTAACAGGATCTGCTTTGAACGTAGAACGACTCAAGGCAGCAGGACTTGTAAAGCCTGAGTTTGCTGCAATCGAAGGCCGCTGAACGCTCATGTCCCCACCTGCTTCCATCAGGTCTGTCTTGGGACGTGACGAAAGTAGTGTTGGGTTACCAAAGAAAGTGATGTTCTTGCGCATGGTGCGCATCAATTCATCATGCGTACAGATGTGATTAGCGACTGCATCAAACTCACCAGAGCCTTCATTTGAAAAGCCTTGGGTGTTGTTGATAATCTCAACGCAAGGAATAAAGCCAAGACTATTTTTAAGCGTTTTGGTATTACCTGTTAACGCATAGGTTGGCATATCAAAATTCAGCTCCGAATCGGAGTGTGTCTCTTCAATTTCTTTTGGTTTGATTGATAGTCGGATATAACGCTTAGCACCAGGATTGTAGGTGCTTTGCAATCCAGTGATATTGGCTGTATTAATTTGATCGCCAAAGCCATTGCCACGACGAACCTTGTAGCTGTAGATGATTACGACTTCGTCAAGCTCACCGTCAACGTTGTAGTACGCACGATATTCATGCTCACGGAAGTAATAAAGCCTATAGCTCTGCTTGGTAGGACGAATGTAAAAAAGTCCTTTACCATCACATAAAAAGTATTCCCAAATGGAATCCAAACGGGTATCCATCTTGTTGTACTTGAGGACCCTGTCGATAAAGTCTTTGCGCTGAGCGCCAAAGTTATCTTGCCCTGGAAAAAACTCAACTCCTTGGCGAATCCCAAAGAGTTTCATCTGTGCAATATGGGACGCAACAATACCCGTATCTACAACAATGTCACTGTTTTTATCCAGGTAGGCATTGATGATTTCGTGGAGTCGGGCTTTAGCGTCAGCCATTATTCACCTTGTCTTTATAAGATACTAACAGTTTTAGCAGTGGTTTCAAATAAAACCGGGTCCTTTTTGCCCTGGATAAATAAAGACTAAAGGTTCAGGTGGTCTATTTGGTCTAGGTGCTGTAAGTCGAGCAAAATTCCCAAACACTGGTTGAACAACCGGGGTCTTTGGTAAAGGCTCTATGGCAGTAAGAGAACCCTTTAGATAACGTCCTGCTATTTCCATTATCGGTTATACAACAGTTCGTTAATCATTTCTTCTTGCTTTCGGTTTCTTTCATTGATTTTATTTACCGTGCCTTGTGCTTCTTTTAAAAAACCAAAAGGATTCAAAAGTGCACCTAAATACTTTTGCAAAAGACCTTGTGCATTGTCCGTAGACTGTGCAATCATTGCGCCGTCTCCATTAAAAGTACCTCCGTAATCGGACAGCTCAGAAGAACCCATCTTATATTTTTGGGTTGGCTCAGGACCTCTAAAATACTCACGTCCGGGAACATCGCCAGGTACCAACGGACCGCCACCCCACACTGGCGATAAAGGCGTGGTGTACAAAGGAGATTGCGCTTGGAACGCACCTGCATTGCCCATGTCCACAGGCTGGCCGCCGTATACTCTAATCATTTTTATGCTTCTTTTCTGTATTTTACTCTTCTATAACCTCGTAGCCAGCTGCGTCATTGACCTTGTTAATGATGATGCCTGTACCACGGACATCCCAGTTAAGCACGTCGCCTTCTTGCCAGCACAACTCTTCCATTACCTCATCAGGAAGAACAATGTAAGGCTCGCCATTCTCGTCCTCTTGGACCTCAAGGATGTAGCTCATTTTGACTCAAGCAATTTCTCCATTAGCTTATCAAGCTTATTGTTGATTTGATTAAAGTTGTCATGCATTTGCTGGATTTCTCTCAGGAAGTCTACCTTGAGAACGTATTCCAAAGGCATCCGTTTTAAGTCGTCTTCCAAAACATCAATCCTACGTTTTTGAGATCCGATGTAATTAAAAGCTTGCTGGATCTGGTCGTTTTGCCTGCCCAGGATCTTGCCTGCAACCCAACTGCCACCAGTAACAGCAGATACAACGGCCGTTAGACCGATAGCAATGTATTCAGGACCCACGACTAGAATAAGCTTTTTTCTAATTTTAGGATTTAGTAATCGAGCTGAAGCTTACCTTTGCGCATCAATCCGTTAATCATCCAGACCAGTGCGTCAACACAGTCATCATGACTGCTAACACCAAAGTTGGTCAGCTCTTCAAACATGGCGGTAAAGTTGCGGTAACGATTGAAGATGATCTTACGATCTTCAAAGAGACCCATGCAACCTCGGAAACGTGCCAACTTATCTGCACGGAAACCTTTGACAGGATGCCAATTCAAGTTGTAAAGACTTTCGTTATTCAAGCAAACGCGTTTAAAGTCAGCTTCCAGGGAAGCCTGGTACTGCACAGCTTCTGAATAAATGTCACAGGTGGAGTAGGTCGGAAAGTAATTACCGCTTTCATCTCGGCCAAGCACCGACCAGTCATTAAGCAATTCTTTTAGGGCATCTAGCTTTTCTAGGTTACCCATGACACGCAAGCGGCGGTAATCAATGACGTGAATCTGATCTCCGATACGTCCACCAAGTACCATAACGGTGTAATCATTCTTTTCTTTGGTGCCAGCGGATAAGTCAACCCCTACAGCAAGCGTGTCGAATTCTGTGGCAATCTCCGCTTTGACAATCAGCTCAGGCGCCAACGACAATTCGTTCTGTCTGATGACTTGATTCATGTACTGGAACGAAAAAGCAATAGGTGCTTGTCGTTTCTTTTCCTTCAAGTAATCCAATGACCACATCTCTGGCCAATACGATTGCTCGTCCCCAGACTTGGGATCTTGCAAGATTGCCGACAACACAATTTGCAACCAGTTGTTTTGCGTATTAAAGGTTGTGGAATGAATGTCATCATGTCTGAAGCGAGTGCCAAGGCAGATAGCCCGTGCTCCTTCAAACATGGTGGGTGCAATCACCGCATTCCAGTTGTCCTGCATCTGTTTACGGATGTCAGGGTTAGAGATGTCTGCCGCTGATTTAATGGCGTCATCGATGATCACAAGATGTGAACGCTTGGAGGTCACCGAACCCTTAAGACCTGCCGCGCAGAGTGTGAACTGTTCTTCACCCGTGGTGTCAATGCCCGCAAACTTATGGTCAATCGACCAGTACTCATTGCTGGTGACGTTCTTAAGAAGACGTACGGTTGGAAAAACTTCTTGGTATCGTTTGCTTTCAATGATACGTTTGATGGTTGCCGACTTGGAACGTGCGATATCAACCGTGTAAGACAAGTAGAGGATCTGTAGCGGCTTCTTGGCTTGCGTGTGGACACCAATGGCCCATGCGGTAAACAAGCCAAGGACCGTGCTTTTAGCGGAGCCCCTGGGTGCCAATAGATCGACGTTAGGTCCAGCAATCTTCAAAAGACAGGTGCTGTCCTGATCGGTTACAAAGTGACGATGCCACTCCTTGTGGTGTTGAGCCGGAGGTTTATCAGCGACGTACTCACAAAAGAAACCAAAATCTTCCCTTGCTTTCTGAAGAGATTCAAGGTTCCGTGGAACACGAATTTGTTGCTTGCGTGCAGCAGCTTGTGCGTTACGACGGTAGGCAAGATGCTGGTATGCAGGCACGGCAGGTATCGTTCAGTGTATTACTGAATACTACCCTATTTGTTATCGTCTTTGTTTCTTTTGCTTGCTTGGTATTTACGTGCTTTATCTAGGGCTGCTTTTCTTTTCTCTTTATCCGACATCTCACTTCCGTCTTCGTTCTTGGCTTCTTTTTTCTTGAAGTGCTCCAAGAGTTCAGGCGGCATTTTATTTTTGCTCATTCTGTTTCTTCTGCATTAATGCATTCATGAC